TCCCGCCGTGTCCACGGCGGACAGCCAGTACCGGCCGCTTTCCCCGCCGGCCACGCCGCCGGTATACCGCTTGTCGCCCAGCGCCCGGGATACGCACACCGGCATACTTCCGTCAAAGGCGTACACCCCGTCGTTCCCCAGATAGTACACCACACCGTCCGCCACGGCCACGGTCCTCTCCGCACCCTTCCGCACGCCGCTGCACGGCACCGTCACGATCTGGTGCCCGCCGCCCGCCGCCGGATAGATACGCTCCATGCAGTTCTCCTTGAAGAACACCACGCCGCCCATGCAGGCCGCCGCCCCGGTAAAGGGTCCGTCCGAGCCTCTGGCGGCGGCGTAGCTGTCGGTGCTCAGCCCCGCAAAGCTGTTCCAGTTGCGGAAATCCCCCAGCGCGCAGGCGTATATCTCGTTCACCGCCTGACCGTCCACGATGCCGTACTTGCACCCCCACAGCCGATTGCCCTGCTCCACCACAAAGTCCATCTCCGGCATCAGCCGCATCACCGTCACCGCCGCCGTCTGGCTGTCCAGCGTCCGGCACAGCGCCGGCACCAGCACCCAGTCGTCCTCCGCCGCCCGCAATACGTGCAGGCCGTTCAGCTCCGCCGCGCCGCAGCCTGCCACCGTCACGCCGTCCCCGGCGCGGAAGTCCAGTCCCACGCCCACAGCGGCGATCTTTGTGCACACCTCCGTCAGCGCCGTCCATGCGCTGCCGTCATACCGCCGCATCACGCTCTCCGGTCGCTCCGTGTCCAGCCACAGGTCCCCTGTCTGCGGCTCCTGGGGTGCCTCCGTGCCCGCCGCGTAGCTGCCCAGGCTCTCCCCCGTCCCGTCGCACAGGGTGAACGTCACCTCTCCCGTGGTGGCCCGCACGTTCTCCATGCTTCCGAAGTCCGTCAGATCCTGGGTATTGATGTACTTCTTGTCCGGAAAGATCAGCAGATACGCCCCCATGCTCACCAGCTGCTTCCGGCTGTCCGTCAGCACCAACCCCGTTTTCGCGCCGTTCACATACAGCGCCGTGCCGTCCACCCAGAACAGTCCGTCCTTCTCCGTCATGCCGTTGGGCTTCGCCAGCTGCGTCACCGTCCGCCGCAGGGGCCGCGTCTCCAGCGCCGGATACCCGCTGCTCCACAGGTTCTCCATCTGCTCCAGGCTCCCCGCGCCGCTGCCCGGACGGCGGTCCAGTCCCCCGAACTGCTCTACGCCTGCCCGCTGCTGCGCCGCCGCCTTCAGCTTGGGAAAATACATCTCCGCCGCCCCCTTTCAGCACAGCCGCAGCGCCGGCGCGCCGCCCTCCGGCGCCGCCGTCCTGGCCCGGTAGTCCCGATAGGTCAGAAACGCGTTGTTCCACAGGCCCGCCGCGCTGTTGTACCGCGCCGTCTCCCCGTTGGCATAGTGCACCTGCGCCTCCACATAGTGCCGGTACAGCTCGTCAAAGGGCGGCGCCGCCGTCAGCTCCGTCTCCTCGGTCAGCACCGGCAGTTCCCCCGTCTCCCGGCACAGCTCCCGCCGCACAAAGCCCTCCGCCTGGGCCAGCCACCGCAGCTTCTCCGCGCGCGCATACCCATTGGGCAGCAGCGCGTCCACCCGGTCCAGCACCTGTTTTGCCGTCGTCCTTGCCATGGCCGTCACCTCAGGATGCTCTCTCGTCCACATAGCGCCGGGCCGCCTCCGCCATCATGGCGGCGTTTTCCAGCACCTCCGCCACGCACACCGGTACGCGCACCTCCACGCCGCGCATGATCTTCCAGCTGCGTCCGTTGACGGACACGATGACAAAATTCTCCTCCTGCTTTCTGCCCCTGGGCAGCAGCACCGTTGTCATTTTCTCCTTCATCTCGCCCTTCTCCTTACACAAGGAAACGCGCAGACGAGATATTCGTATGTCCGTTAAAGAATCGGGGATCCGCACCCCTGCACAAAGAGAGGGGGGCCCGCGCGGACGGCGGCATTTCCCGCAGGGGCGGACGACCCGTCCGCCCCTGCTTCACGCTCCGTCAGTTCGACTTGTCCTCGTCCGAATAGCTGCTGCCGCACTCCACGCGCACCATGTACTCGTCGTACAGGATAGCCGCGGCGTGTACGCCCTTCCAGCCCACGCTGGAGCGCTGGTCCAGGGGGTCGGCGGTGCCGGAGCTGCCGCGGGGCTTCACGATGACCTCCGTGCCCTCGCTCAGGTCCACCACGCCATAGGCGCCCTTGCCCAGGAACAGGCAGCCGTACACGGCGCAGCCCTGCTTGCCGCCTTCGCCGGGGTAGATGACCTCCTTGTCGCCCACAGTGACGGTCTTGTCCAGCACCAGCTTCGCGTCGGTGTTGCTCACCACCTGGCAGCGGGTGCCGCCCAGCACCACATAGCGGCCCGCCAGTGCGCCGGCAGCCACAGTACCGCCGTTGAAGGTCACGTCGGTGCTGGCCATAACGTTGCCGTTCACCTTCAGCGTGCGGCTGTCGGCGGCCAGATCCTCGCCGCGATAGATCTTCGCCTCCGTGGTCTCCACGAAGCGCACGCCGTGCAGCTCGCCGATCTCGCCGGAGAACAGCTCCGTGGCCCCGGCATACTGGTGGGCGGCGATCCACGCCTCGTCCTGGCGCAGGTCAAAGGCCACGCTGGGGTGGATGATGCACACATACTTGCCGTCAAAGGTGGGCGCGTTCATCTTCTTCAGCTGGGTCGCCGCCTTGGCCACCAGCTCGCTGGTCATGCGGCAGTCCTTGTCCAGCGTCATGCGGCTGGTCACGTCGGTCTTGGTGCCGTCGCTGCCGATCTTGGGCGCGTAGATCACCTGCTTGCCCTGCTGGATCTCGTTTCGGGTCACCGTGTCCAGCGTCAGGCCCATATTGCTGCCGTGGCGGTCAGTGATCTCCAGCACCACGTCGTCGATGGCCGTCAGGTCCAGCATATCCGACACGGTGGTGTAGTCGCCGTACTGCGCCAGCTCCTTGGTGATGTAGCTGACGGAGATACCGCTGCCGTCGGGCGTCACGCCCTCGGTCAGAGGCTTCAGCGCCTTGTCAAAGGCGCCGAACTTACGCCACTCCACGGTCTTGCCGCCGCCGGCAGGCAGGCCCTTTGTGGCCGCGAACTGGTTGTGCACCAGCTGCGGTTTGGCGTTCTCCAGCAGCTCCATGCCGTAGTAGGTCTTCATCTCCGCGCTCAGGCCTGCCGTGGTCTGGGTGTTCTCCGCAAACATCTGCAAATTCATCTCCATGTTTTCTCTCCCTTTCTAAAATCTGATCTTCTCTCCATCCTGTACTCTCTTCCGTATCGCCGCCAGCTCCGCCCCGCTGAGCCCCCTCGGGTCCCATCGGCTGACGCTCCTGCGCCGTCCGCCGTTCTCCGCCACGCGGCTTCCGCCGCTGGCGATGGCCTGGGCCATCTGCTGCCGCGCCCGGACCACCGCGAATTCCATCGCGGCCTGCAGCTGCGCCTCCTGCTCCCGCTGCCGCGCCGTCTCCGCCGCGGCCGCCATCTCCCGCAGCCTCTCGTTCTCCTGCCGCAGTCCCCGCAGCCGTCCGTCCAGTATTCGCCGCACCCGTGCGTCGAATTCCCCCTTGTACCGGCCGCGTATCAGCGTCTCGAAGTCCTCTTCCCCGCCGGGTACCCCCTGTTCCCCGTCAGGTACCTGCTGCTCCCCGGCGTCGGAAGCCATGCCGCCCGTCTCCTCCGCGGTCTCCCGCGTCTCCTTTCGTTCGTCCATTTGGACCTCCTCCCCGTGGTAGGTCACGACCCAACTTCCACCCTGTCAGGGTATTGCTGCGCCAGCAGCGCCAGCCCGCACCGCACCAGCGCGAACTCCCGGGCACAGTCCCCCGTGCCCGCGATCTCCGCGTATCCCGGCGCGCTTTGGAACCGTTCCAGCCGTCCTGTCTCCCGCAATCTCCCCGCCAGCGCGTACACCAGCGCGGACGCCGCCGCGCATACGATGTCCTTCCCATACTCGCCGTACCCGGCGTGGCCCCGCACCGTAAGGTGCGCGCCGCCGCAGCTGGCCCGTATCATCTGGGCCGTACCGCCTGCCGCGTGGCCTGCCGCTGCCGCGTCACAGCGTCGCTGCTCCGGCGCACCGCCGCCTTTCCGCCGCTGCTCTCCCGTTTTTCCAGTTCCCGTTCCAGCGCCTCCGCCAGATGGGTCCCCTGGCTCTTGTCCAGCAGCGTCACCGCCCGCCGCAGCGCCTCCGTCAGCCACGCCTTCTGGTCCGTCTCCTTCTGTCCCTGCCGGATGACCTCCGCCAGCGTGTCCTTGCTGCGGAACTGCATCAGCTCCAGGCACCGCAGCGCCTGCTCTGCCATATCGCTGCGGAAGAACCCCATCTGGAACAGCTGCAGCGCCAACTGGTTGTACTCCATGGTCTGGTACGGCGTCTCGTCCTGTGCCATCACCTCCAGGTCGAACTCCGGCACGCGATAGCCCCCGGTCAGCAGCGCCCTGGGCCGCAGGCCCCCGTTGCCGTAGGCGACGAACGCCCCGCCGTCCCGGCCCAGCAGCCGGAACTGCCGCGGCACGTCGTAAAACTGCCGGATCAGCTCGATGCACAGCGTCACCACCTGTGAAAACGCCTCATACCCGTCGTCGATCATGTTCCGCGACAGCTTGCCGCCCGCCTCCTGCAAAGCCGCAATAGCCGTGGCCGCCGTCACGCCGCCGGCGGTGCCGCCGCTCATCACGTCCCGGTTGCCCGCCGTCTCCTTCATCTCCGCGATCTTGTTCTGCAGCACCGCCACATACACGCTGTCCAGCGCCGGCACCCGGATCGGCGCGATGGAGTCCGCACCCAGGTTTCCGTTGGTGTGTACGAAGGGCCTCGTCCAGTCGGCATACTCGTTCTCGTTCACCGCGCCGTCCGCCCGGATGAAAAACCGCGGTGTCGCCGCCGCCAGCGTGTTTTTCAGAATAGCCTGGTTCATCAGGTCGATCTGCTTCTGCGCCGACTTGCACAGATCCACATACCCATACCCGCAGGGCGTCCCCTCCTCGGGAAACAGCGTATCGAACACGAACGGGTACTTCCCGTGATCGTACCAGCCCCGCGCCGCCATCTCCGGGTCGTTCTCCGTGGCATACAGCACATTCTCCCCCACGAACTTGCAGTACTGCAGCACCTGCCGTCCCTCACGCTCCGTGTGGTAGTACCAGTCCACCACCAGCGACTGCTCCGACGTGTCCACCTTGTCGTCGAACAGATACCGGCTCACCTGCGCGCCGCCGCGCCCCAGCTTCCCCTCCAGCTCCGGCCATCTCCGCACCAGATGGTTGTTGGGCACCAGCTCCGTGCAGAAAAAGTGCTCCGACTCCTGTATGTCCGTGACCCCCGGCTCCCAAAACAGGTTCAGCACGTCCATGCTGCGGATGCTCACGTCGCCCAGCCCGTGCAGCTTTTCGTTGTCCCAGAACACGCCGTACACGGCGCACCCGGACTTCAGCTTGTCCCACCACGCCTTGGAATACGTCCGCCTGAACCGGTCATTTTTCAGCAGCACCGGCAGGATACGGCTCAGCGTCTCTGCCTCCTGCCGGTCTCCCGGCTCCCGGGGCAGCACCGTCGGCTCCGGATAGCAGTCCATGGCGTCCGCGTGCTTGCTGAGGATGCAGTTCACCAGCCAGCCGCTGGCCGGCCGCACGTCCTCCGGATTGCCGCCCTCGCCCGCCTTCTCCATCTGCTCCCAGTGCCGCAGCTTCCAGAACTGCTCGTTGTCGATGATGCGCCTGTCCAGATTTTGCTTGCCCGCGCGATAGCGCCGCAGCACCTCCGCCGCGGCCCGTACCGCCTCCGCCCCGATCTTCACCGGAGCACCGGCGTCCCGCGCGGTTCTTGTCTCCTGCTCCATCCGAGCACCTCCCTTTCATGTTCTGTCCCTGCCCCCGCCCAGCCCGAAAGTTGCCCGCAAACGTGCAACACCCCCAAATTTTTTGTCCCAGCCTTCCCACCAAAAAAAGCGCAAAAAAAGAAAGCCCTTACGGGCTTTCTTTTTTATTTGCTCTTAGTGACGCTTTTTAGCGGTCCACGCCATGCCGGTCACGGACAGCACCGCTGTCACCGCGTAGATACCCACGCCCGCGTCAAAGGTCTTGGGAGAGCCCTTGGTGGTGGTAGACGTGGTGGTATCGCTGGTGGAGGGGTAGTAGTAATAGGAGGAGATCTTCGTTACGGTCCAGGTGCCGTCGGCATTCTGGGTGGCCTTGTAGCCATTCGCAACAGTAGGTTCATCGCTGAACTTACCGCCAGTGATTACCGTTTCGGTTTTTCCGACATTGGCCTCGTTACCATAATTATCCGCGGGCTCAGTCACACCAATATCTGCCAAACTAAGCACCTGATACGCCTTTCGGTCAGTTGCATTCGTCTTCAACACAGCATTGCCGGAAATATCAACACTCTGTGCTTGTGCGACCAGGCCCAAATCATAAATAGCCACGGCACTTCCCTGTCTGTTTTCGCAGTTAAACGTACCGCCGGTAATATTCAGCTTCAGTGCATTACCGTGCGCATCCTCGCTGGTATAAGTACCGCCAAACACATACAGAGCGTCAGGCAGCCAAGCGTTTCCGCTGTAATTATAGAAGTCCTTAGGATCATCAATGTTTCCTTTGGTTGCATTGATCGTACCACCAGAAATGTCGACCTGACCCATGCGCAGAGAAACACCGCCATTCAAAGTACCATTAGTGATGGTAAGCTTGACCTGATTCGGCATATAAATGGCTGGGCCCTCCTCTGCCGTCAAGGTACCGCCATTTATTTCAAAGTTCATTGTTCCTGTGGTGTTGTTACCGCTCAGCGCAGCCCATTTGGACTCAATTTCGCCACCATTTACCGTCACGCTACCACCATTCAATGCGTATGTGCCATAATTTCCGGTGCTCTTAATTTTTCCGCTGTTCAGCGTCAGACTGCCACCATCAATTTTGATGGGAGTCACGCTTGAAGTAATAGTACCTTCGCCCTCAATGGTCAAAGACCCTTTCACATAGATACCACAGTCTTTATTGACCGTCAGTGTTTTTTCATTCAGCTTGAGCGTTATAGCAGTATTTGCAGGAATAGTGACCTGCGTATTCTCAGGAATAGTCACATCACTACCCAACGTAATTACGCCATCCACTGCATTAGGCAACGGCGCATATTCACCCTCCGCCCAGCTCACGCTGCACAGTCCCAGCGCCATGACCAGCGCCAAAATGGTTGCCAATATCTTTTTCATTTTCCTTACCCCGGGTTTTTTAGATTTCCGCAGGGTGCTTCGTTTTAACAAGCTTAAAACGCCAAAGCAGGAGTACTCCTGCGGATAATCAGATTATAGCACGGCTGCATAATTTGTCCAGCCCTTTTGTGTAAAATTTTGCATTTTCGTCGTCTGCGGAATTCGGACCGGGGGAGGGGCCGCGCCCCTCCCCCGGTTTCTCACGGCTCCCGCCGTATCTCCGTCCTCTCCCGGGGCGCGATGGGCCGCATCATGCAGAAATACCGGCTCTCATCCGCCGCGTGGTCCTCCTGTCCCGTGTCCACATCCTCCGGCGCAGTGGTGCTGTACGACAGCCCCGGTACCGTCCGTATGAACGCCCGGCAGTTTTCGAACACATACAGCATGGGGTACCCCTCCCCGTCAAAGCTCATCCGGTAGTGCAGCTGCATCCACCCCGGTATCCGCCGGTTGTCCCCCTTTTCAAAGAACAGCCGGTGCTTCAGCGCCGTCTCATAAATGCTCTCGCCCCGGCTGGCGTCCCAGATGGCCGGGTCCGCCACCCCCCGTATGGTCCGGCCCCGCAGATATGGGTGCTCGTCCTCCATCCGCCGTATCTCCGCGAACTGCCGCTCCGGCGTCCACAGCACGCCCTCGTCCGGCGTTCCCGTGCAGCCGTACAGCTCCAATATCCGGTACACGCACCCGTCGAAGTCCACCGCCCACCAGCCGCAGGAAAAGGGCTTGGCGTACCCGAAGTCGTAGCTTCTGTACACGTTCCACTCCCGTGGGATGTCAAAGGGCCGGATCACGTGCGTCCACCGCCGGTCCGCGTAGTGCGCCGGGTCGTCCGTGAACTCCTGGAACACCTGTCCCGCCAGCACGTCCCACCGCCCCTCCAGCCACGCCGCCCGCAGCTTCGGCGGCAGCGCCTCCAGCTGCCGTATATACTCCGGCTGCCGCGCCAGCAGCGCCCCGTTGTCCGTCACCCGCGCCGGTATGAACGCGTACTCGCCCCCGTTCTCCCCCGGCTCATACCGCCGGTCGATAAACAGCCGCTTGATATACCCATGCCCCGGCCCACCCGGGTTGCACGTGTAGTAAATGCGCTTGGGAAATTCGTTCACGCCGCGCACGCACGCCGCCAGCTTCCGCATCCACTGCTCCTTCAGCTGCGTGGCCTCGTCGAAAAAGATCACGTCGTACTCCGCGCCCTGATAGCGATCCGCGTCCCGGTCGCAGGCGCAGTATCCGAACTGCAATACGCTCCCGTTCCCGAACACGAACCGTCTCTCCTCCGCCCGGTATACAGCCGTACCCGCCAGCTCCAGCCGCAGCGTCTCCAAATGGTTTGCCTCGATCTCCGGCATGGTCCGCCGCACCAGCAGCATCCGTATCCCCGGATACCGCTGCGCCAGCAGCTTGGCCTTGCACCGCACCGCCCAGCTCTTCCCGCCGCCCCGTGCCCCGCCGAAAGCGACGTACTTCTTTTTGCACCGCAGAAATTCGTCCTGCTTTGCGTTCGGCGTCCCGATGTATATATCCCCCATGTTCTCTCCCCCTTGTCTCTCTTCTCTCCGTGCTTACTCGCTCAGCGCCCGTACCTCCTCTCCCATCAGCACCTGCACCGTCTGCACCGCGGTCCCGCCGCCCAGCTCCTTCTCCAGCCCCGCCAGCGTCTGCAATATCCCCGCCAGCTCCTTCAGCTCCTTGGTGCACGCCTCACCTTTTTCCGCCTCCTCGGCCGCCCGCTTCGCGCCCCGCATCAGCGCCCGCGTCATTTCCAGCAGGCAATTCCTGCTCTCCGCCCTGCGCCGTCTCTCGTTCCGGCACCCGCTGACCCAGTTCTCCTTCCGCGCGTGCCGCCCCACGCTCTGCACCGAAACGCCGTATTCCTTCGCCAGCTGCATATAGGTATATCCGCCCGCCTCGTACTTCTCCCGCAGTTCCTCCCAGGGTGCCGCCGTCTTATGCATCCGCCTCACCTCCGACCACCTCATACGCCGCCAGTATCTGCGCCGCGAAATCTGCCAGGCAGCCCCTGCACACGTTCTCACCGCTGATCCGGTAGTATCGCTCTCCCCGCAGCAGCTCTCCGCCGCACAGGTCGCACTGTCCGCACACCGCGTCCGTCCCGTTCTTTCTGTACTTCAT